GTAGCAGTAACCGGTATAGCTCTTGCTATGCAAGAAGGTAATGCAAGTGCATTTACTGACGTCACTACTGAAGATTTAGCAGGTATTGGTTTTAATATAAACCTTGGGAGTGTTACAGCTCCTACTGTTACTATAGGAAATGTTGTAGGTATTGATTTAACAATGCAAGAAGGTCAGGTAATTGCACCTGATGCGTCTGCTGAGTTAACAGGAATTGTTTTAAACTTAACAACAGGAACTTTACAAACAGTTATATGGAATCCAATTGATCCTGGAACACCAGGTACATGGACACCTATTCCTAAAGGAACATCAGGCACATTTACAGAAGTTCCTAAAGGAACGCCAGGTACATGGACACCTGTATAAAGTAACTTGATTTCTCAATGTAAATTGAATACTATAGAATAATTTAAGGAATTTAAAATATGCCAAATACTACGTCAACTAGTTTAAAATTAACAGTTCAGGCTACTGGAGAAAACTCAGGAACTTGGGGACAATTTACTAACACTAATTTACTTATATTAGAACAAGCTATCGGTGGTTATGATGCAGTTGGAATTACTTCAGGTGCAACTTTAACTTTTTCAAATGGTGTTTTATCTAATGGTAAAAACCAAGTTTTAAAATTAACAGGAACTATTTCTGGAAATGTCAATGTAGTTATACCAGATAATATTGAAAAATCTTATATTATAGATAATGCAACTACAGGATCACATACAGTAACTTTTAAAACTACTTCAGGTTCAGGTGTTACTTGGGCTGCTACAGATAAAAGTACTAAATTGGTTTATTCAGATGGTACAAATGTAGTTGACACAGCTTTTGTATCTAATGGTATTACTTCAATAGTTCAAGATACTTCTCCTCAACTAGGTGGTAATTTAGATGTTAATGGAAATAATATTGTTTCAACATCTAATGCAAATATTGATATAATTCCAGATGGAACAGGTAGAGTTAGATTGGTTTCTGATACAGTCCGAATAGGAGATAATAATGCAGATGCAACTCTTACAACTCAAGGAACTGGTGATTTAATTTTAAATACAAACAATGGTACCAATGCAGGTAATATAACGTTAGCAGATGGTGCTAATGGAGATATTGCTTTTACTACAAATGGAACAGGTAAAGTTAAATTTAATGATGCAGCTTATAATCCAGAAGAAACTTTAACAGACGCATCTACTATTTCTTGGGACTCTCAAGCAGCACCTGTTGCAAAAGTAACACTAGCTGGAAATAGAACAATAAATGCAGCAACTAACGGTGTTGCAGGTCAATTTGTTTCTTTACTAGTAATTCAAGATGGTACAGGATCTAGAACTCTAACATGGAATGCTGCGTATGAATTCAAAAACGACACCGCTCCAACATTAACTTCTACAGCAAGTAAAGGCGATGTATTTGTTTTTAGATATAATGGAAGTAAATGGTTAGAGATTGGTAGAAATCAAAATTTAACTTTAAGTTAGGAATAATATGTGGGCTTTAGTAGAAAACGAACAGATAGTAAAAACTTTTAATAACTCAAGAGGATTTGTATTTAATGATATGCAATATTCTTCTGACATATTTAGTAAATGGACTAAAGAAGAAAGAGAAGCTATTGGTTTATATGAAGTAGTTATAGATAATTCAAACTATAAAGATCCAGAATATTACAATAACTCAAATTCAACAATAGTATTTTCAAATAACCAAGTAACAGAATCTTGGCAAACAGCTGTTGAAAAAAATTTAGATGAAGAAAAAAATAAAAAAAAAGAAATTATTAAAAGACAAGCAAACTTATTACTTGCACCAAGTGATTGGTATGTAATTAAAGCAAGTGAAGTTACAGAGTATTCAATACCAACAGACATATCAAATTTTAGAACATCAATTAGAACTAAGTCAGATGAAATGGAAACTGCAATTGATGCAGTAACCAGTATAGATGAATTAAAAACATTATATACTTATACAGATGACGGTAATGGAAACGTTACTAGACCTTTAGGAGAGTGGCCAGAGGAGGTAGCTTAGTATGGCTATAATCACTGGTGGAAATCAAAGCGGATCTTCGTCTTACGAAGTACTTAACTCAGCTAGATTTGATGATCTTGCTCCAGATTATTTACATCGAACTCCTTCAAGTGCAGGGACGCGAACTAAATATACAATTTCTGTTTGGTTAAAAAGAAGTAACGTTGGAGAAGAAGCTTATGTAATAGCTGCAGATAATCCAGATAATAATACAGAAGATGCTTTAAGATTTGCTGCTAGTGGAACTGATCAACTTCAATATATGTTTGGTGGAACTACTGCAGGTAATTTAATAACCAATGCGGTATTCAGAGATATCTCTGCTTGGTATCATGTAGTTGTTGCAGTTGATACTACTCAAAGCACAGCTAGTGATAGAGTTAAAATATATGTAAATGGAAGTCAAGTTACTTCGTTTGCAACAGAAACTTATCCTACTCAAAACTACACTGGAGATATGACAGACGCTGGCTTACATAGAATTGCTATGGATACTACTAATACTAGTCATGGTTTTGATGGCTATATGTCAGAATTTGTTTTAATAGATGGTGAACAATTAACTCCTTCCTCTTTTGGAGAAACGGATACAAATTCAGGAATCTGGAAACCTAAACAAATAAGTGGATTAACTTTTGGAACTACTGGTTTTTATCTTGAGTTTCAAACTGCAAGTGATTTAGGAAATGATACATCTGGAAATAATAATGATTGGACTTCAGTTAATTTAGCTACTACTAATCAAGCAGCAGATGCACCTAGTAATAATTGGTGCACTGGAAACCCTTTGTACGTACCTACTAGTGGTGCACCTTCTGATTGGGAAGACGGAGCTACAGTTGCTACAAATAGAAATACAACTAATAACTGGGGAGGAGAAGCTACTTTTAGAATGTCTTCAGGAAAATGGTATTGGGAAGTAAAGGTAGGAGCAAATATGGGTAATGGAGCTAACTTTGGTATATTTACAGACGGTCAACATCCTTATAATGGTGGTACAGGAACTGCTTGGTATTCAAATCAAGGACTTAAACAAATAGATTCAACTACTAGCTCTTATGGTGCTACATACACAGACGATGATATTTTAAGTTTTGCTTATGACGCAGACAATGGTATTTTAGTTGCATATAAAAACGGAGTTTCTCAAGGAACTTTGTTTAGTGGAGGTGCTGGAAAAATTTATGTACCTTCTTTTGGTATAGCTAACGGTTCATTACAACAAGACTTTTTTAATTTTGGTAATTCAGCTGCAACTATTGCATCAGGAAATAGTGATGGTAATGGTTACGGAAACTTTGAATATGCTGTCCCTTCAGGGTACTATGCTTTGAATACAAAAAATTTAGCGGAGTTTGGATAATGGCTTACACAACAATAGATAAACCAGACGAGTATTTTAATACAGTTCTATACACTGGTAATGGTTCTACTCAATCTATTACAGGAGTTAATTTTCAACCTGACTTTGTGTGGTTAAAAGATATAGGAGCTACAGCACACCATAACTTATATAATGTAGTAACTGGTGCAACAAAATATGTACAAAGTAGTACAGATTTATATGAACAAACTTCTTCTACAGGGTTAACTGCTTTCAGTAGTGATGGTTTTAGTTTAGGTTCTGACTCCGTAACTAATTCAAATTCTAATAATTACGTATCATGGAATTGGAAAGCTGGTGGCAGTGCATCATCAAACAGTGATGGAAGTATAACCAGTTCTGTTTCTGTTAATACAGCAGCTGGTTTTAGTGTTGTATCTTATACAGGTGCAGCAGCTGCTAGAACAATTGGACATGGTTTAGGTGCAACACCTACTGCAATACTTGTTAAAAATAGAAATTACTCAACAGTTGGTGGAGGACATGGTAGAGATTGGGTAGTATGGCATTATGGTTTAGCTGCTAATCAAAGTTTACGTTTAAACGGAACAGCAGCAGCTGCAACAGATAATACAGTATGGAATAATACATTACCAACTAGTTCTGTTTTTAGTGTAGGTGATGAATTAAGTTCAGGTCAAGCTTATAATTATATTGCATATTGTTTTACCGATATAAAAGGTTATTCAAAATGTGGTACCTATATAGGTAATGGTAGTGATAATGGTACATTTGTTTGGACAGGATTTAAACCTGCTTTTCTTATGATTAAATCTATATCTTCAGGTGGAACATATTTTAATTGGGGGATGTGGGACAATAAAAGAAGTCCATCAAATGTTAATAATAAAATATTAGCCGCTAATAGAAATGATGATGAAAACGATGCATCAAATTTAGGCACTGATAGAAACGTTGATTTTTTAAGTAATGGTTTTAAACAAAGAAGAGGAATTTCTGAAAATTACAATGCTTCAGGAGTTTCATATATGTATATGGCTTTTGCAGAAAATCCATTTGTAACTTCAGAAGGAGTGCCTACAACGGCAAAATAATTATGTTACAAAAACTTAATTTTAAACCAGGTTTTAATAAACAAGTTACAGACTCAGGAGCTGAATCGCAATGGGTAGATGGAGACTTTGTAAGATTTAGATATGGATTACCTGAAAAAATAGGTGGTTGGCAACAGTTAACAACTACTAATCAAACTTTACCTGGAGCAGCTAGAGCGCAACATGCTTTTACTTCTGTTGAAGGTGAAAAATATGTAGCAATAGGAACATCATCAGGTTTGTTTGTTTATTATTCTGATAAACTTTATGACATTACTCCGTTAGATACAGGAATAGCTGGAGCAACTTTTACAGTTACTTCTGGATCAGCAACTGTAACTGTAAACAAAGCTTCTCACAATTTATCTAATGGTAGATACGTAACATTTTCAAGTGTAACTGTTCCAACAAGTTCTGGTTACTCAGTGGCTGATTTTACAGATAGTACATTTGAAGTTTTAAATGCACAGCAAAATACTTTTCAAATTACAATGCCTACAAACTCAGCTGGTGCTAGTACAGCAACAGGTTCAGCACAAATTGATCCTTATATATTTGTTGGACCTACAATTCAAACCGCAGGTTTTGGTTGGGGTACATCTACATGGGCCGGTGCTTCAGGAGTTACAAGTACATTGAATGGTGCATTATTAGATGATGCAAATGGTACAGGTGGATCTGGAACAAGTGTTACTTTAACTTCTACTTCTGGTTTTCCAACAACTGGAGTAATTAAAGTTGGAGCTGAATTTATTTCATATACAGGTATTTCATCAAATGATTTAACAGGTATTACAAGAAATGTTTCAGTGTTAGGAACCAGATCAGCACATAGTTCAGGAGCGTCAGTTGAATACTACACTGGGTGGGGACAACCTTCATTAACTTCATCTACGATTCTGGATCCAGGAAACTGGTCACTTGATAACTTTGGACAAATATTAATTGCTACTGTACACAACGGTAAAACATTTACTTGGAATTCAGGAACTGGTGGAGCAAGAGATATTAGAGCAGCAGTTATGGCTAATGCACCTACTGCAACAAGACTAACTCAAGTATCAGATAGAGATAGACACGTATTTCATTTTGGAACAGAAACAACTATTGGCAACACATCAACACAAGATCCAATGTTTATTAGATTTTCAAACCAAGAAGATTTTAACACATATCAACCAACAGCAACTAACACTGCAGGAACTTTTAGATTAGATAAAGGTAACGCTATTATTGGTGCTGTTTCTGGTAAAGACTATACCTTAGTAGTGACAGATAGTTCAGCTTATGTTATTCAATATATTGGTCCACCATTTACATTTTCAGTTAGACAGGTAGGTACAAACTGTGGTTTAATTTCACAAAATGGTTTAGCTTACTCGAATGGTATTGTTTTCTGGATGTCAGCAGAAGGTGGTTTTTTTATGTTTGATGGTACTGTAAAAGCTATACCTTGTTTAGTAGAAGACTTTGTATTTACAACAAATGGAGA